TGCCTTCGGGGCGCTGACGCAGCTGCAGCAAACCCAAGAGACAGCGTTTGCACAGGCGGAAGCCTTCGGGGTGCAGAGACGGATCTTGGCCGACGCTGCCAAGGGCAAGACCGCAGCGGAGAGCGCCAAGGATCTCGGGGACACGATCAAGGACCTGACCCGCAACGCTGCAAGGAACGAACGCATCCAGCTCCGAAACGAGTTCGTGCAGCAGGTACGGAATCGTATCGGCGTGCCCTCGGCCGAAGATCCAGTCGCGCTCTCTGCATGGCAGGCCAACACCACGGCGTTCCTTGGGGCCGAGAAGAAGCGATCTGGCCCTGACGTCGAGAGGACCCCCGCTCCACAAGGGACGCAGCTCACCCCCGCGGAGCAGGCTGCCGTAAAAGACGCAGTGGCGCCCGCCCCGGAGGCGCAGATCGAAGAGCCAGCACAGGCTACGCCCGTTGTCGCGCCAGTTATCGCTTCCGCTGATGCCATCGCTGCAGAGCCTGAGGCAGCCCCAGAGCAGTTGTTCACTCCGGCGTTCATGCAGTCTTTCGGTTTCTCCAAGGGGGCCGCCCCCACCAAAGCAGCTGAAAACACCTCGGCACTGGGCGGCAAGCCCCTGTCTGACCCCGGCGTGCAGGAGCTCCTCAACAAGCTGACGACCAACGAATTTGTGCCGCCCGAGAGACAAGAAGCGATCCGTGCGGCGATGGCACCTGCTCCGGCACCTGTGGTCGAGCCGCCTGTGGCACCTGTTGCCGAAACACCTGCGCCCCCGCCCCCAGCCGCGCCTGTTGTGCCTTTGCCTGATTATGGGCCCATGAGCGGCACCATCCCCGGCGCTGCCTTGGGCACGGCTGGGCAGACTATCCCGCAAGGGGTGCGTGGCACAGCTTCGGCACCGGTGCCATCGGCGGCGATATCCACATCGGCCGCACAGCCGAACGATAGCAGTGCGCTTGGCGCTGAGATCGCAGCACGGGTGCGAAGCGCAATGTCGCAGGCACAGCAGGACTTCCTTGGGCTGAACGAGGTGGCCGACCGTCCCGATGTCACGGACTCCACAGACAAGAGCCTGATCCTCTCGCTGCTCACGCGGCGCGGGGCCAAGACCCCAGAGGAGAAAGCGGCAAAGAAATTCTTCTCCAAGTTCACCAACCCCACAGAGGCGATGGAAGAGATCGCATCACAGTCAGTGCTCGCCCCCAAGACTTTCGACAAGCGCGGGGACAGCCCCGTGGCTTCTGCGTTCTATGCAGGCATGGGGCAAGACGCAGCCATGTTGGCAGGCAAGTGGGCACTCACACGGATGTCGCCCCCGGTGCGGGCAGCGTTCCGCAAAGCCCGGCAAGACGCCCGGATGTCAGGGGTTCGCATCTCTGTGCGCGGCAAGCGCGGTGCCGACCCGGTTGCTCAGACACAGCAGGCTCTTGAAGCTGAGGCAAAGCAGAACGACGATATCTTGGCGGGTATGCCTGTTACGGTAGGGGCCGTGCGCGGCGCCCTCGCAGCGGGACAAGCAGAAGACAGTGCGGCAAGAGCCCTCGGGGCCACAACCCTGCCGCCTGCGCTCCAGACGCCCGCGCCCACTGGCCGCGACACCACACGGCTAAAGGGTAAAACTGGCTTCGAGGTGTTCCTCGGCGACATCTATACCAAAGCGGAACAAGAGGCTCTGTCAGACGCGGACATGATGGAGATATACGACGGGTGGGCCTACTCCAAGCAGCAGGGCTTTGCCCTCAAGACCGACGCCGCCACGGGGCTCGACCGCCCCATACTGCCAAGCGTGCGACGCCTCCTGATCGGGGGCAACCTGAAAGGTGCCCTTGAAGCCATAGCGGCCACTGCCGAAAGCTCTGGCGTGGCGCGCATTGCCCGGTCGCTGTCCCGCGTGACTGGCACGACGAAGGTGGAGTTGGTGAACGATCTCACGGCCGAGGACGGATCACCCGCCTCTGGCAAGTTCGATCCGGCGACGAACACAATCTCACTCGACGTGAACACGGGCCTGAACTTCCACACGGTGCTGCACGAGATGACACACGCGGCGGTGTCCACGACGCTCTCCAAGCCCGGTCACCCGCTGACAATGCAGCTGAAGACGCTGTTCACCAACACGAAGCCCGGTCTGGGGGCGGCCTACGGCACCACAAACCTGCAGGAGTTCGCCGCAGAGGTGCTGGCCAGCGTCAAGTTCCGCCAGTCTCTGGCCCAGCTGAACGAGCGGGGGAAGAACATCTCCGCGCTGGACCGGGTGCTGCATGCCCTCAGCAACTACGTGCGCCGCCTGCTCGGCATGAACCAGCGCATCATGGGCTCCGCCTTGTCCCGGGGTGACGAGATCATCATGGGGATGCTGGCGCCATCGCCTGAGTCGCGGAACTCCGGTGCCCTCTACATGGCACACCGTAAAGGCACCGAGAAGCGCCTGCTCTCCAATCTGGTGAACGCCGACACGGTGGAGGCGAACAAGGCGCGCATGGGCAGGCTCACGGAGATCCTGACTGATGCGGGCGCAGAAGCGAGGCTCGGGACCAATTCCTTGTTCAAGGAGGCTGTGCTGCGCCTGACGCCCCTGCACTATCTGGTGCAGGTGGCTGAGCCATACTTTCCGAGCGCGCCCCGGCTGAACGAGCTGGTGAACGAGGCCAACGGAGAAATCGCGCGGGTGCTCGAGCGGACAACGGCCCTGAACAACAAGATAGGCCAATGGGCCAGCGGCAACCGCGACCTCGTGGACAGGTTCAACGCGCTCATCAACTACTCCACGCTCTATCAGGTGGACCCCGAGATCACCGGGGCTGCCGCCTTGAAGGCATATGGGTCCGACACAGACCGGATGCAGCAGTACCGCGCCGTGATGGCCGACTGGAACGCCGTGGGCCCTTCGGGGCAGGCCGAATACCGTGGTCTCCGCAACGTGTTCCGCACGCTGCATGCTGACCTCATGACGGCGCTCGATGCCCGCCTCGAGTCGGCCATCCCTGACGCACAGGTTCGATCACGGGTGCGGAACGACCTCTACAAGCAGCTCACCGCGAAAGACCAGCTTTCCGTTTACTTTGCACTGGGGCGGAGCGGCGACTATTGGCTGTCCTACAACGCCTACGACCCCCGTAGCGGATCGGTCGAGTATTTCGTCGAGGCGTTCGAGACGCAGACAGCCCGTGCCCGTGCACAGACCGAGCTGGAAAGCGATCCCGCGACACAGGCCGCCAACTTCAAGCAGATGCTGCGGCTCGACAGCGACGGCTTCGCCAACGCGCCACCGGCATCGTTCGTGGCAAAACTCAACAACCAGCTCCGGGCGGCCAATGTGGACGAGGATACTGTTCGGCTGGTCACCAACCTCTACCTCGACACGGTGCCGGAAACGTCGTTCCTGCAGTCCTACCGGCAGCGGAAAGGCACGTTGGGCTTCAACAAGGACGCGATCCACACCAACACGACGAAGGCCAACACGCTCGCGCGGAACATCGTTCGGCTGAAGTATGGCTCGAAGTTCGCCGCGCTCAAGAGCCGGTTCGCTGGAGAGGCCCAGCAGGGCGGGATCTCGGAGACGCCCAAGATCAAGCAGCTTCGCGATCAACTTGACGCGTTCGCTGATTTCGGCACGAACCCTGATCTGCCGGGCTGGTCACAAACGCTCCGGTCGGTTGCGTTCAACATGACCCTTGGCTTCAACATCTCGACAGCCATGCTGAACCTCATGCAGATGCCCATGATCGGCCTGCCCTTCCTCGGTGCAAAGTACGGCTACCGGGAGACCACGCGTGCCATGGGCGCAGCGACACGGTTGATCGCAGGGAGCGGCATGATGCGGGAGATCGACGCCTACAACCCCGACGGCACCGGGCTGGTGCGGGAGCGGGTGGCTGCACAGCCCTCGCTGGAGAACTATGACTTCAACAGCCCGGATCAATCGGACGAGATGAAGAAGCTGCGATACCTCGTGGAGGTCGGGCGAACCAATGGTCAGTTCAACAGGTCCATCACGTTCGACATCATGGACATCGACGGCACGAAGGCCGTCTCGGAGAAATTCAACCGCGCAACAGGCTGGATGCTGCATCACTCGGAGCGCGCCAACCGGGAGGTCGCACTGGCATCGTCCTACTTCCTCGAGCTGGGCAGGCTTGAGGCGGCGGGCACCGCGCTCACCCCGGACGTCATGCGCAACGCTGCCAAGCAGGCCGTCTACCTCACAGAGATGATAAACGGTGGGACCGCGGCAGCGTCCACCCCGCGCATTGCCCAGAATGGGCTCGGCTCCGTCGTGTTCATGTACAAGCGGTACGGGGTGTCCATGTACGCCTTGCTGTTCGATACTGCGAAGCGGGCACTCAAGGACCAGTCCCCTGAAGCAAAGATGATCGCCGCAAAGCAGCTGGGCGGCCTCTTGGGGGCCACAACACTCTTGTCCGGTGTCGCAGGTCTGCCCGTATTTGGGGTGGTCGCACTGCTGTACAACCTGCTGTTCGCCGATGACGACGAGCCCCGGTTCGAGTCGGTTGTGCGGGAGGGGTTGGGTGACGGCATGTACAGGGGGATACTCGACTATACCCTTGGCGTCAGCGTCGCGCCCCGCGTGGGTCTGGCAGATGTGCTCTTCCGGGAGCCGATGATCGACAAGGACCAGTCCAGTCTGTGGACCCTCGCCGAAGTGTTCGGCGGCCCTGCCGTCGGCACGTACATGAACCTCGAGCGCGGCATCAACGACATGGCTTCTGGCGAATGGCAGCGGGGCATCGAGTCGGCCTCGCCCGCAGCGCTCCGGTATATCTTGAGGAGCGGGCGGTACGCAAACGAGGGGTCACTGACCCGTGCCGGAGACAGCATCGTGGAAGATATTCACCCCGGCCACCTCCTCGCGCAGGCCATCGGCTTTGCGCCCGCAGAGATCGTCGCTACGCAGGAGGTCAACTCTGCACGCAAGCGGTTCGAGCGCGGCGTCGTGGAGCGGCGGTCGGCTCTGGCAGATCGCTACGAGATGGCACTGCGTGAGGGCAACCGAGAGGCACTGCGTGAGCTGATGGAGGACATAGCTGCCTACAATGAGGATCACCCGTATTTGGCGGTGGATCGCGAGTTCCTCGCAAGCTCCATGCGGAGCCGGGACAGCACCAACGAGCGGACCTTCAACGGGGTGTCGTTCAACGCGCGACTGGTGAACGAAGTGCGAGCCCGGTTCACCGACTACCAAGGATGAAAAAGGCCCGCTCTTCGGGGAGGAAGAGCGGGCTAGGCGGTCCACTGGGAGGGGCGACAGAAAGAACAAGGGGGTTCCGTCTAGTGGACTATATCATGGGGTGCGCCATATACGCAACCCCAAAATGTGGTCTTTGAAGGCCCGGCGGCAGGCGACACGGATCTCCAAGCGCCGGGCGATCTCCTCTGCCTGCAACTGGCAGGCACGGGCGTCTATGCAGGGCACGAACACCGACATCCCCGGATAGAGCTTCTTCCAAGGAACGACGATCCTCAGCCCATCGGGGCAGAGGTCAAGTAGGGTCCGCACTGTCATTGGGCGCCTCAAACTCCATGGGTATACTCAGCACATCCACCGGGGGCAGGTTCATCGAGGTGCCTTTGGACAGCCGTATGCGCGTCTTCTTGGCCTTCACCTTCTTCATAAGCTCCTCTTGCACCGACGCATAGTTAATCTGTTGCTCGGACAACCACTCCTTGAATGGTCGGATCAGCAGGTACAGCTGCTTGATGTCCGTCTCGTACCGCCCGGCGAAATCGGTGCTGCGGGGCATCTGCTCGGGCACAGACATATGCTCCATGGTGGCGGCGGTGTTCTTGGCCCGGAGGTCTATGGTCGATTTGATCTGCAGGATGCGGCCCCAGTTTTCGTAGACGTACTCGTTGACCAGCGCCACGGCGTCAATCGTAAGGTCACCGCTCGCCTGCTGGTTGGGGCGGAGCACCTTGGCAACGACATAATCCCGCAGGGTTTTCACATCATAGTCGAGCAGGCCGAGGTGGTTGCAGATCACTGCGGCCGCAATAGACGCTGCCATGGCGGCCGACCAGAAGCGGTTCTCTGGCCCCAGATTCGCGGTGGTGTCGATCTGGCGCTGGATGGTCTGCACCAGCATCTGGACTTCCTGCAGGTGCTGAAGGACGTACTGCACAAAGGGCACACCGGCATGACCGTAGTGCGTGAGCAGGTCCCTGCTGAACTTGTCAGTCTCCTCCTTGTCGGACTTCTCCGAGAACAGCCGCCCCACCTCGATCTCAAGCACCCGCTGTGCCTCTGCTTTCGGCATTGCCTTGGCGCTGGCCACCTTGTCGATCAGGCTGGCGTTGCCCGAGGTGATGAACAGCAGGTTCCATGGGTCTCCGCGATAGCGCTCGGCGTTGCCGCTGGACGACATCCGGTTCCGTTGCTGGCCGCCGGTCGCTTGGTAGATCAGGTCCGAGGCGTGGTCGGCGCGGATGTTGGTCACCTCGTCCATGCACACCGGGATACTGTGCATCACGTCGGCGCGGTTCATGCGGGAGTTGTGGGTGTCCCGCTCGTCGAGGATCAGCTTCTTGGGGTTCCCCCAGATCGACAGCGCCGCAAGCTGGGCCGTTGTCTTGCCGAAACCGGAGTCCTTGGACCACAGGTGCAGGAGAGCCGCGCTCTCTGGCATGAACTTCATCAGGGCCGACCCGAACCCGGCACAGACAATTAGCTGGTGCAGCTCGAACCCGGGCTTGTTGTAGAAGGCCATTGTCTCCTTCCACCCTTCCATCGTCCCTTTGGGGGCGAAGAACTCCGTCAGCCCGCGCGTGCCAGCGGCGGGGGAATTGTGTTCGATCCGACCCGCTTGGACAACCTTGTCGCCCAGCACGAACCCGTTGAACTCACCGATCCAGCCGAACTGGCGGTGGGCATTGTCTGCTTGTGATAGCTGTTGCAATTCTCTCACCCATGATTGTGTGTACTGCATAAGTGCGTCCACTTCTTTGCCGATAGCGGCCACGCCCTGCATCGACAGGGCCCGGCGAAATTCTTCTTTCGATGTGACGGCGTAGAGCGGCACGACGAACGTGCGTGCACCGTCTTGGGGCAGGTGGCACCGCATCTCGACAACCTCCCCCTGCTCAGGGTCAACCAGACGTCGTACCACATAGATGTCATGCAGCCATACCAGCTTTTGATCCTCTACGCCGTCAGCATCGCGGGTCGTGTAGTATATGCCCCCCTTTTTGCCTCGGGTGTAGGGGCTTGGCAAGTCAGGGAAAGGAGTCTTGCCATCGGTGAAGACTTCTGGGGTTGCCTTCACCCCTGTTGGTGCCATCGACAGTTCCACCGGTCCCTCGGACTCGATCAGCGAATTTCCCAGCACGATAGGCGACTTGATCTTGCCCCAGTGCGGGCAGCCTTCGCAGCCGCCGGGGTTCAGCTCGTCGAACCGCACACAGAGGTAGGGACCCTTGATATGGGACGCCTTGTGCGCCGTGTCTTCGGCGTCGTACTCCGGGTGGCCTGACGACAGCCAGTGGATCGCCTCTTGCTCGGCGCAGTGTGCCGCGATGGACAGCCCGGCCCGCCAAAGAGGTTCCGACACTTGGGTAGGGTCTGTCAGCATGGCACCTATCTGTGCGCAGCCGGTGCCTGCAGCGGTCTTGCGGGCGATCTTCTTGAACGAGGCCTCTATATTGCCCCGCAGGGCGTCCATGACAGCGCTGGTGCCTGCCGTGGCCCTTGCCGCCGCCGAAACCGTTGCGTTGGGGTCAGCGAACAGCCCTGAAGGCACAGCGACCGTCGAGTGAGGGGCCACGCACGCATCGAACATCTCCAGCGAGGTCTTCACGTGCTCCCCGTTGGCCAGTATCCCCACCGGTTTCGGGGGGTTGTCCTTGTGGTTGCGCGTACCCGGTACGCGCAGGACCCGTGCGGCGTCTGACGTCGCTGTCGTGTCGCAGCGGAAACCCAGCGCCTTGCAGGCCGACTTGAACCTGAGCGCCACAGGCAGCCAGCTTGCATAGGGCACCGCGGTGGTGAGCGGCCAGTACACATGCAGGCCCCGGCCGGAGTTCACAATGATTGGCTTGGGCAGGCGCAGCTGCTTGACGAAGCCCCGCAAGCCCTGCAGCGCAGCGGCTTGGTCCGGGTAATCCTTGCCCGTCCCGCAGTCCAGATCGAGGAAGAATGACCCTAGCTCGGTGACGTTGGCCGCCTCACGACTATCGTCGGAAGCGAAGCGCCCCAGTGCGAAATAGGCATCGCTGCCGTTGGCATCGAAATTGTGCGCTGCATGGAGTGCAGCTTCAGGTGTCGTGTAGAATTTCTGGATGCGCTTGCCCTTGGTCGGCCCAAGCGCGAGAACACTGTAGTGCCCGGCGGCCCCAGTGACCTGCCGTATGAAGTCTAACGTTTCCATAGCCGCCCCGCTTTGGATGATGGCCCGCTGAGGCCGATTGTTCTTATTACCTCAGCGGGTTCGTGTCAGTGACGCGCGACCTTATACGTCGTCATCGTCGTCATCATCCCACTGGCCGATGATGCTGGCCAGATCCGTCTTGGTCTCTGCGGCGCGCGTGGGCTTGGTGGTGCGCTTCACAGGCTCTTCTTCCTCTTCGTCCTCGACCGGTGCGGGCTTGGGCTTTGGTTTCGGCTTTGGCGCGGGCTCTTCGTCCTCGTCGTCATCCTCGACCGGAGGGGCCTTGGCTTTGGGCGTCGGCTTGGCCTTCGGCTTGGGAGCCTCTTCCTCGTCATCGTCGGGGTCGACCGGGGCAGCCTTGGCCTTGGTCTTGGGCTTCGGTGCCGGGGCCTTCGCCTTGACGCCATCTGCCTGTGACACGGTCATTGTGAGCGCCGCCTTGGCCTCTTCGCTGTCCCGTGCGGCCACCGCCATGCGCAGCTCGTCCTCTTCGAGGGGGCGAAGAGGCTTGAAGTATAGCTTCGGCGTCTCACTGTCTGTATCGAAGGCCACCTCTGTCACGATGGCTGTGATCGGCGTGTTGTGCACCCCCAGCAGCTTCGCATAGGCCTGCATGCCCATCAGGCCTTTCTGGGCCTCGCCGAAGATCGACGTGGCGGGCAGCTGCATCTGATACACCATGTTGTCTTCGTCGCCCTCCAGCACCACAGCAAGGCGCTGGCTGTAACGGCATGCACGGCTGTCGCCCTGACCGGAGCCCTTGATGTTCATTGGGCATGTCGAGCAGCTGTCCGACATCTTCTGACCTTCAGGCACGTCAGGGCTCGGCACCCGGGTATCAGATGACCAGCATACCGGTGGCGCCGCATTGTTGGGGTCGTAGGTGCCCTCGTAATAGGTGCGTGCCAGCGGTGCCGCGTTCACGATGATCAGGTTGATCTTGTCGCCCTTGAACGTGCGTGTCTGCTCGCCGCCGATCATCTCGCGGAAGCGACCCCCCTTGATGCTGATACGCGGAACGCCGCCGCCGGGGCCACCCGAAAGCGTCTTGTTGGTCTCCAGCAGGGATTTGAACAGATCACTGCTCACCAGCGAATTTCCTTCGTCTCCGAAAAGTGTCATTGCGTCACTCATTGTCGTCTCCAGTGGTTGTGGGTTTCTCTTGCGCGGCCCCTGCGTGGGCCTGTAGCGCGGTGACTACCGCAGGTAGGTTGAAGCGGTATACGGCTCCCTGTCGGATATAGCTACCCTTGGGGACCGCACCCTTCTTTACCCAGCCGCGGAATGTGGAAAGCGACACCTGAAAATACTGCGCAGCAGCCTCCAGCGTCACATAGGGGGTATCAGTAGACATCAGGCTTTCCTCACAGAAATGTTGTACTCCGAGTCGACGTTCAACGCCGGTAGAGTGATTTCGGGGTTCTCCTCGATATACGTCTTCACCGCAGTCTGGTTCAGGCGCTTCTCGAGGAACTCAGGCAGGCCGTGCTCCATGATGAAGGCGTGCATGGCCGCCCAATCGCCGGTCCAATACCGGGTCTTCACAGAGCGGTAGAACAGCCCGTTCTCCGTGCGAACAGAGTCCACCCCGTGCTCCTTGCAGTGGTCCAGCAAAGCGCGTTTGATGGTGTCCATCTGTTCGGTGAAGACTTTGTCCGCGGTGTCATACTCCGCCTTCAGCTTCGCCTTCGCATCGCGGATGCGAACGTAGGCTTTCGTCATCTTGCCGACCTGTACGGTCTCCGTTGTCTCGGATGTCATTTGCAGTTCTCCAGTGGCTATAGCGCTTATTTAATGGTGCGCAGTTGTCTAGTCAAGCATTTGTTTGTAGAGGGTCGTAAGTTTCGTGTGGTTCCCTTCGCGGGCGTCCAGCATGTCGTAGATGTGCCTCTCGACGGCCGACCCCTGCAGCTGCACCACCGTGCACTTGTGGGTCTGGCCAGAGCGGTGCACGCGGGCGTTGGCCTGTGCATATATCTCCAGCGATGGTGTCGGCCCCCACCAGACCACGACGTTCGCTGCCGTCAGCGTCACGCCATGCGCTGCCGCCTGTGGCTGGATCAGCAAGACCTGCGGGTCCGCCTCGCGCTGGAACTTCTGGAAAATCTCGGTGCGCTTGCTCACAGGCACGTCGCCCCGGATGATGTCCGCGGAGTAACCGTCGGCCCGCATCTTCTCGACCAAGATGTCGGTGATGTGCGTATAGGGCACGAACACCAGAACCTTCTTGGACGCCTCGGCAATGACCTCCTTCAGCACCGCGTATCGGTTGCCGATATCGAACTCCAACACGTTGCCGTCGTCGTCGTAGGCCGCGCCACAGCTGATTTGCAGGAGCTTGTTCATGCCCACGGCAGCGTTTACGGCGGTCACCACCGACCCGGACGTCTCCAGCAGCAGGTTCTTGCGCAGCCGCTCGTAGTAGACTTTCTGCTGCTTGGTGAGCTCGACCGTGCGTTTGACGTAGACCATGTCGGGCAGGTCCATGCACTCCTCTTTGGTGAACCTGATCGCAGGCTGCAGGGCCTTGTGCACGATCAGGGCCGACTCCCTTCGGGGCACCCACTTAAACTGGGTCACCTTGATCATCACCATGTCCTTGAAGGAACCGAACGTGCGGGGCACCCCTGTCGGGTTCACCAGCTTCGCCAAGCCGTACGCGTCCTCTGGCCCCTGCGCGGCAGGCGTGCCGGTCATCATCCACAACCATGCGTCCGGGCATGCCTTCAGGATCGCGTTGAGGGCCTTCCACCGCTTGCTCTGCGCATTCTTGTAGGACGTGGCCTCGTCGACGATTATCAGGTCGAACCCGCCCTTGATGATCTCGTCCTTCACGATGGCGACGCCGTCGTAGTTGATGATCACGAACTCGGCGCCCTCCGCCATGATCTTCTTGCGCTTCACAGGGGTGCCGTGGGCAATACTCACTGTGCGGTGCATGGCGAAGCTGAAGAGGTCGCCCTTCCATGCTACATCCATGATCGACACCGGGCAGATCACCAGCACCCTGCGGATGCGTTTGGTCTTCATCAGGAAGTCTGCGGCCCAGATGGTGCTGGCCGTCTTGCCTGACCCCGCCTCGGAGAAGCAGAAAGCCTTCTTGTGCAGCGTGAGGAACGCCGCGGTCTGCTTCTGGTGCCCCATGGGCTTGTGCAGGCCGGTCCACTGGTAGCGCCCCTCTATGGGCGACGGCACCTTGATGTTCATGGCGCGCAGGCGCTGCGCTGTGGCCAAGTCCCACCGCACCAGCACTTCGTTGGGGCCCACGAGGTGCGCTTTGTCTACTGCCGCCATGATGTGGGCAGGCTCCCTGACGCGCAGGAGCAAGGCTTTGTTGTCGATGATCTGCATGGTCTCTCCAGTGGTTAAGGCTTTTCGCCCTTTTTATGCCCGTTACGGGCGCGGTTCTTCGACGGTGCTTCCAGCGTGATGCCGTCAGAGTTCTTCCCGCCCTTGGCGATGGCTTTCTTGTGGCTGACGTCCTTGCCCTTGCGGGAAACGCCCTTCTTGTCGAGCGCGCGGCGGGCGCGCTGCCGCTCCATGCGACCCTCGTGCTCCCCTCGCGCCTTCTGCAGTTCGTATTCGCGCTTGTAGGGCCGTGGCGATTTTGTGTAGGGCATGGGAGCCTCCTTTAGAGCTTGTTCGCCTACTTATACCACGGGTGGTGCCCCAAGGGACCAACCTCATTGGCCATGGTGTGGGCACTCCGTTACAGGGCAATAGTTGCGGCACAGGCCCGAGGGGCTCGGGTTCCACACGCCGGTCTCGAAGGCTCCGAGCAGCTTGGAGTAATCAGCCAGCCACTC